AATATATCCACACTTTGAAACGTTAACTATAAATATTACCATATCATTTTACATGGGCTTATCAATGGACGCGGAATTTAATTTAACATTCAAAGAATACCTACAATCTAAACAGAAATTGCGCGAAGCGATACAAGCTGTCCCTCACCAAAAGAAGGAATATCTTGTAACAAAATATTGTAAGCTGGTCGTTGGTGAATCTAAAGATGAAAAAGAACAGATAAGTCTTAAACCAAATAATAAGATTATTGTGGAATGGTTATACCACGATGTCGATGCACCCACCGCAGTAAATATAACATTCGAAGGCGTCTGTAACGAAGTAGATTCCGAAGACCACCGAACATACTGGCAATCGTACAAATTGCAGCGCTGGCTACTACGAAACGCAGAACGTATATAATTACCACCCCCACTGACATAAATCATAAATACCACGTAAATAAAGGAGTGTTTATTGATGTCATCTTTTGAAACCATCCAAGATGCCGCTTTTGCCCTAAAAGCAGAAGGACAAGAAATAAAAATTAAGTTTAAGAAAGGTGTCCCAACCACTGGTCAAGCCACGATTGAATGGACTATACCTAAACCTGCACAGGGCTGTTCAAGTTCTGATACGGGCGCTTACGCTGGTATCGTTATCCTTCTTAATACTGAGGCGATGGATTCGACAAATATACCACAAGATGGTGCGATATATGTAGCAGACCCAACAGCTGATTTTAATTTAAGTACCGCCGATAAAATTGGTGGTGCTATGGTCGTAGGTGCCGTATACGAAAGTGAGCAAAAAGCGCGCGGCGAAACCCTAACTACTTCAATTGTAGTTAGTGACATTGACCCACAAGTTGGATACTATGTTGCTGGTTATGCAGTAGACACACAAAATAGATATCATTCTGATGGTATCCGTGCTTATTCTGATGTATTTTCTGGTAAAGAAGACGGTAGCATTTCTGCGGCACAAGAAATAAAACTTGGCGCAAATCAGCGTGGTGTATTACCAACCGACGGCACTGGACTTATACCCGGCGTTGACTATGAATTTGACATAATCTACGATAATACATTTCCTGAAGCCACAGATTCCAAAACGATTCCAATTACAATAGATGGTCTCAAAGCTGGCACATATCAACAATTATTGGATGAGATTCGCAGTGACATATTACTGATTGACAATCCAATGCAATCCCCTGTTCCACCAAACGCTGGTGGTTTTTACTGGAATGCAGTTGAACAACAACTATACAATTTTGATGGTTATGTATATACAGCAATTGACTCGATAAATGAAGCGGCAGACCCTACATTAACACCAACTGTAGCAACTTACTGGTTTGATACAACAAACAACGAATTGCGCCACTGGACTGGAGCCATGTGGGATACGCCAATGGTGTATACAATCACAACCACAGACCCAACAATGCCTACATGTGATTCTATTTGGTATGACACAGATACAACAGCAGGTTCGCCAATTGAACCAGTAGCAAGGACATGGAACGGTACAAACTGGTGTGATGAAGTAACATATGTACAGGCAACTGACCCAACAGACTGTCCCATCTTTACATGTGGAACATACTGGTTTAATGAAACGTCCTCTGAGTTAAATGCGTGGGATGATAATTTTCTAAAGTGGGATATTGCGTCTGCGATTGTTTGGCCAACAAGACCCGACACGCTCTCGGATGGAACGTATTGGTATGATGATGTTGTCTCAACACTTTCGTTGCGAAGTGGTGGTGTTTGGTCTAATATAACAGCAGCAACACAGATACAAGAGATTGAGCCAGCGATACCTGTTGATGGTATGTTATGGTACACACCATCAACAGAAATTTTACAAGAATATCAACAAGCATCACCAGCAGGTTGGAGTGAACTACCAGTTCTTGTTTGGGAAGGTGACCCTACGATAACAACAACTTGTGATTTATGGTGGGATACTACACTTGATAGTTTAAAAACTTGGGATGGTGTTAATGGCTTATGGACAGCCGTAACAGAGTTTATACAAAGTTCAATTGACCCATCGTTATTACCAGTAATTGCCGTTGATGCTTTTTGGTACAATACAACACTCGATACTCTTAGTCGTTATGACGGTAGTAGTTGGTTCCTTGTTCCTGACTTTATGGTTAGCGAAACCAACCCCACCACCCCTACTATGTCAGATGCTTGGTATAATCCAGCAACGAAGGTGTGGAGTATATGGTCGGGCGCAGCGTGGGTGGTAATAGACCCAATAGATTCTGAAATAGACCCAACTATAATCCAGAGTGGCACATATTGGTTCAATACATCAAATTCGTCATTGCAGGTACTTAATGGTGCGGCATGGTTAAATGTATTATTTACAACCCAACCGTTTGTATACACTCGCAGCACCAAATGGTATGACACAACAAATAATGATTTATATGAATGGAATGGAACCACATGGGTAACATCTTATCCTGTTGTTGACGTTGCATTCACGAAAGCTGGTCATTTCCTTTTTTGGACACGCGAAAAAGGAAGTAACACAGCGGTTCTTGTTCCTTCCCCAGAAGGTTCAACCGCGACCAGCACACCATGTTCGATTGGAACGGGTTACGCCTTTGATGGTGTTATGGATATCGGTTCTGCGCAATGTGAATATGCAAATAGTGGAAACGTTGTGCATGTATATCCAGCCCGCGACATACCAGATAATTCGTTCTTATGGAGTAATTTAAGTCCATCTGGATTAGTTGTTACGCCCAAAGGTGGTAATGATGGCAAGTCGCCAGTTCCTTCATATCTTGAGGTTGGTGTTGGTACAGACGGAACCCCAGACGAACGTAGGGAATTGATGGATAGTCTTCGTCGCCAATTGGGTTACCCAGTTGTTGAAGTAGAATTAGACAATGTACAGTTTGATACTTGTGTAAATATTGCATTAGAAACATATCGCCAACGAGCCGCAGGCGCATACCGAAGAGGATTTTTCTTCCTTAATATAGAACCCGGCATGCAGCAGTATCTCATGACAAATAAAACTATTGGTTACAATCGCATTGTAACAGTTACAGCAGCATATCGTTTTACGTCTGCATTCCTATCATCTGCCCATGGCGCAGGAGCATACGGACAGATTGTATTGCAACATTTGTATAACATGGGAACTTACGATTTAACGAGTTTCTTTTTAGTTAGCCAATACGTTGAACAGTTGGAACATTTGTTTGCCACTCGCTTAACGTTTAGCTTCCATGAAAATAATAGGATGTTGTCGTTCTACACGGCATTTACCCGTGCCGAACGTGTCTTGCTTGATTGTATGGTTGAGCGCACAGAACAGGATTTGATAACAGATAGGTATTCCAAAATTTGGATTGAACGCTATGCACTAGCGGAAGCTATGATGATGTTGTCACAAATACGCGGTAAGTTTGCATCGTTACCGGGCGCGGGCGGTGGTGTTTCATTGAACGCCGCCGAATTAGTAACACTTGCTCAATCATATCGCGAAGATTTGCTTCAGCAGTTAGATGATTATGTAGCAGACCAAGGCGTTGAAGACGTTGGTATGATGGGAAGTTTCATTCTCGGATAATAAAAGTTAAAATATATAGTGGCATCACAAGGAGAAAATAATGTCAAAATTTTTAGAAAAAGCAATTAAGGAAATGCGCAACTATGGCGACATGGGTTTACCCGATGGTGAAACTGGTTGTGGTATGGGCAGCGCATCAAATAACAAAATCGTAAACGCGTATAAAATGAACAATATTCTTCGCCGTCGCAATCGTGCGGAAGAAGAAGAAATGAACATTAATAATGGAATGCGCGATACTGAAATGTCAGACGATGAAGTTGGTATGGACGATAAAGACTATAACATGGACATGGGTGGTGATGAAGCCGCTATGGGTGTTAATGGTATTGAAGGCGATGATATGGAAATGGGCGCCGACGTTGAAGAAATGAAACAGTTCTTCCAAGATAATCCAGACCCATCAGACGAAGAAGTCATGCAGTATGCAGACGAACATGGTATGGACATGGAAGATATGCGAAAGGAAGTTTACGCATTGATTCAATCATTACTTGGTGGTGACTCTATGGACGACGAAGACGGCATGGGTGATGAAATTGAATTTTCGGCACCAATGAACAACGACGATGGCATGCCAGACGAAGAAGATATGCAGCAGGGGATGTAACCTTAAATGGCTAAAGACTGCAATAAATTAAACAACTCTTGTAAAGATACAGTAGGACCAGATTATGGTTTGAATCCTGATGGGACTGTACCAGCGGCATCTACAGCATGTAGTACATCTGTAGATGGTCGTAATATTACTGTGGGTGATATAAATTGTAGTCCATTCAGTCTCCAAGATAACCGTGGCAACGACTTCGTTGAAGGTGTTATTGAAGAAGCTTTGAATATCGGCGCTGCAACCCTAAACATATATAAGTTATTGGGCGTACACGAACAAGGTAAGTTGGTTGATTGTACAGGCAGAGGCGACCCTATTTCAAATGGCGACGCTGCAAGTTTTCCAGCCGCTAATGCGTTTGACAAATATGTAACTGAATGGCGTTCTGTACAATCGGGTGCAGGTGTTACGGCATCCTCATACATCGGCTATGATTTTGGTAACATTAAGACTTACGATGGTTCACGCACCGCTTACGGTATCGAAACCAGCGTTTTTAAGAATGTTGCTACCATCGCCATCAAACAATCATCAATAGCAGCCAGACGCGCTACGCGCGTCCGTATCGAACGTTCTGATGATGGGGTTAAATGGTATGGTGTTGCTGTAGTTCTGTTGCCAGACGACGACTGCTTAAACACAGTGCAGTTTAAAGCCACAGTCCCTTCGCGCTACTGGCGTATTCGCCCATTGGATTTCAATGGAACCATCACTGGTGAATGTAACGGAAAACCAACTGGTGATGTTTGGGCAGTTCAGGCGTTGCAATTATTCCACAATGTTGAAGCTACTAGAATTGGCAACATCCAAGATAAAGTGTTCCTCGAAAACAGGGACAGGGACTATGCAGAAGATGCATTATCATTAAAAGGTTACTATGACCTGATTGATGTATTGACAGAATTCTCTGCCTTCGGTATGGAAGTACCATCACTTACGATGTATATAACTGTTAGTTTTGCATCGTGTGTTAAGTTGTTGGGTAGACCATTAGTCATTGGTGACATAATAGAAATTCCAAGCGAAGCACAATACTCAGCCGATTTACGAAAAATTCTCAAATGGATGGAAGTAACAGATATATCATGGTCTACAGAAGGGTACACACCCGGCTGGCGCCCAACTATGTTACGTGTCGTCGCACAACCAGCATACGCATCACAAGAAACACAGGACATTTTTGGCGACCTTGCACAATCCGCTCCTGATAGTGCTGGTTTGGTTACTGGCGAAGATGGCAATAGTTCCATCTACCAAGACTATTTTGATATTAGTAAGGTAATTGAAGCCGAAGCACGTGATGGTGTTCCAGAGCGTGGTGCCGAAGCATCGAGCAAAATTCGTCAGTTTGAAGATTCTGAAATCGAAGAAGCGGCAAAACATGGCGTTGCTATCACTAAGATAGGCTTAAACCCTACTGGTGTATACGTAGAAGACGCAATGCCACCAAACAATGCACCATTCACAGAAGGGGAAGAATTTCCAGATAGTCCAAAACAAGGCGACTATCACAGAATGCTTTATGTTGGTTATGCACAAGATGTCCCTGCGCGCTTATACCGTTATTCTACTGTGAAAGGAAGATGGTTATACTTGGAAACAGATTTACGCGCCCAATATAACCCAGCTAAACCGTTACTGAATGAATTCGTAACATCACCAACTGCTGGAAATGAAAGCGATGCAACACAACAACGCGAAAAGATAAAAGATAATTGTGAGGAAATATAATGGCAACAACCGTACTTGATACGTATTACTACGATGAACAATTAAGAAATTATATCGTCCAGTTCGCCGCTATTTTTGCTGGCATACAAGTTATGGTTGGTTGGACAGACGACAAGGAACCAAGAATGATTCGTGTGCCAATCAAGAACGCTAGTATGGATAGGGTAGTTGGTGCAATAAAAAGCGAAAACACACAAAACAAACTAATGCGTTTGCCTATCATGTCGTTCCAGTTAAGTGGTATTGACATGGCACCAGAACGCAGAAAAGGTATTGGTGCGATAAAACGAAATCCATACATGCCGACTGGCGGTGTTTTTCCTGATGACATAAAAGTCGTTTATCAACGTCAACCTGTGCCATATACAGCCCAATTTGAATTGGGTATTTGGGCAAGTAACCAATATCAACACCAGCAGATTGTAGAACAAATTTTAACCCTATTTGACCCAATCGTACAGATTCAAACCACAGATGAAGTGTTTGATACTACTAGATTGACTACAGTGGAATTGGTTGATGTGCGATTTGACGAGAACGTACCACAGGGCACCGATAGGCGCCTGATACAAACAAGAATGGGATTTTTGGTACCAATATACCTATCAACTGCGATTGATGTACGTTCCAATTATATTAGGGATATATTACTCCGTCTTGGTGCAATAGGTAGCGACGTAACAAATTCCTACGATATTATATCAGATTTGGATAGTCAAGGCATAGATTACGATAAGGTATTCAGCCTCGACGACATAGATGTAACTTAAAACGCGCAAAATCAGCAATTTTAGGTGATAAGTAATAAATACTAACGACCACAGAATGTGGAAAGAATTAATAGTTAAGGAGAACACAACATGGCAACATTAGTTAGTGCTGGCGTCAGCGTAACAGTAACAGATGAAAGCTTTTTCATACCAGTATCGGCAGCCACAGTACCTTTGTTTTTTATAGCAACACAGGATGAAAAGTACCAACCGGGCGAATCTACAAGCCCATTAATTAATGGCGCACGAGGTACGTTTGAAAGCAATGTCATCCGTACTGTTACGTCTTTAAAACAAAGCATAGAACTTTATGGCGTACCTGTGTTCCTTGAAGAGGGTATTGCCCCGATGCATGGCGACGCTCGTAATGAATATGGTCTTTTTGCATTAAACCAATTCTTAGGAATAGGAAACAAAGCATACGTGATTCGCGCAGACGTAAATCTAAATGACGATTTGACATCTATCCGCAACTCTTGGGATAACAAGATGGAAGATGCGAGAATCGTTTTAGAAGCACTCGTAAATAATAAAATTGCACAAAAAGATGCCTTGAATGTTGCAGGTTCGCCTGCGGGTGTCCCCGGTGATATTACAACCGTCACCGCAGCAGAATTGGATTTCCTTGTGGAAAGCGCTACAACAGATGTGTTTACGTCTTATTCATTTAAAGATTTAGAGGGACAGTTCCGTGGTAATATCCCCGCTTTAGATGTTTATGGTGCAGGATATGGCGCAGCATCAACAGGAACTTACGTAGGTTTTGACAACTTGGCAACGACAGGTGGTTCGCCAGTCGCTGGTTCATACACAGCAGCAGAAGCTGGCACACTTTTACTATCAGCCGCTGACACGTTTAAATTAACAATACCATTCCAAAGCAAAACAAGCCTTGGTTCTAATGACGCAGACCGTCGCATAGCCATTGCTACAGCGCTTGCCGCTGTTGTTGGTAACCAAGATATTCGAGCTGAATCATTTGACTACAACTTAGTTTTGTGTCCCGGTTATTATGAGCTTTCTGACGAAATGTTTGGGCTTGTGGTAGATATGGGCGAAGAAGCAATGATTGTTTGTGACTGTCCAATGGATAAAACCGTTAGTGGAATTACAGACCCATCTACTGGTTGGGCAAAATCGTCTGCACGCACTCGCTCAAGTCATATAGCATACTACTACCCATCAGCATTAGCTACTAATTTAGATGGTAAGGTTGTAGCATGTGCAGCATCGGGTGTAGCACTTAGAACAATCACTTTCAGTGATAATGTATCGTTTTTATGGTTCGCGCCAGCAGGTTTACGTCGCGGACTTATTTCTGGAATTTCCGACCTTGGGTATGTAAGTGGTACTTTGGGTAACGCAACATCATTCATATCATTGGCATTGAATCCGGGTGACCGCGATGCATTGTATCAATATGCTGCTGGTGGTGACATTAATCCATTGGTATTCTTCCCCGGTCAAGGTTTTGTTGTATGGGGTCAAAAAACCTCTGCGCCAGCTGCGTCTGCGCTAGATAGAATTAACGTTGAACGTTTAATGTTATACATTAAACGTCAATTACGCAAGAACACATTATCGTTCGTGTTCCAGCCAAATGATACATTAACACGAGACAACTTAAAAGCCGTAGTCGATAATTTCTTAGGTGATTTAATCGTTAAACGCGGACTTTACGACTTTGTTACAATATGTGACGAAAGTAATAATACACCAGACAGAATCGATAGAAATGAAATGTATATCGATGTTGCTGTTAAACCAGTAAAAGCCGCCGAATTTTTATACATACCAATTCGCATAGTAGCTACTGGTGCAGAAATATAATTTAAATAGACAAGGAGTATCTATAAATGTCAACAATTAATGATATAGGAATCCCCGGCGTTGGTAATGGTATTTTACATCCAAAGCAAAAAAACCGATGGAGAATAACATTCGCTAACTTAGGCGGCGGCGCCGATTCGCAGCCTCTTAGTATGCAGGCAGTAACTGTAACAAGACCCGTGATATCATTTGAAGAAATTCAATTAGACCGTTACGTATCTCGTGCATTCATTGCAGGTAAGTATACGTTTGAACCTATGACACTTTCTTTTGAAGATGATGTTACTGGCTCTGCGTCTCAAGTTATCCAAACACAACTACAGAAGCAACAGTGGTTAATTGGCGCCGAAGGACAATGGATGGCAGCGACTGGTGAAGGTTCACTTTACAAGTTCGTTACTTACCTTGACATGCTCGATGGTAATGACCAAGTAACTGAAAAGTGGACGGTTGAAGGATGCTGGCTCCAACAAGTGGATTACACCGACATGGATATGGCATCTGGTGATGCAGTTTTAATAACGACAACAATTCGCTATGACCATGCCCGTCAAAATATTGGTGGTTACAATCAAGGAGAAGGTGTTGCAACTGGTGGTGCAGGTAAGTAAGGAAACTTACCCTCACGCTTATAAAAGGGGACTTTACGTCCCCTTTTTCACTCATGCACCAAATGAATAAATACATTGAAATAAGGAGTATTTTTACATGGCAGTAGACCCAAGATTTAACTTTGTTGTTAAATGTCCACAAACCGCAAATAGGCAACAAACCTCTTCAACGGAAAGAAGAGATTTTTTCAATACTATTGGAAAAGTTGGTGATATTGAAGTCGCAAACAGAATCGGATTGGGTAAAGTTACAGAGGGATTGCGGACGTTAGCGTCAACATCCAATGCTATTCGCGGCGGTGATGTTAGCTCTGCAATTATTGGTAATGGTAAGAGTGGTGACCCGAATGGCGCAAACGTAGTTCTTTCCGAAGTGGGTATTAACCCACAACAAGCGGAAAATGCGGGTAGGTTTAATCCGGGGGTTTTGAACAGAGGAACCGCCGAAGCACAGAATGTGTACGACCGTGTTGTAACTGGAAAGTTCGATTACAAAGATATTCCAAATAGTGTTCAAGACCTTCAGAATTTAAAAGTACTCGCCGATGGAGTGTTTACTCCGGGTGAAGGCGAACAATCGGCAATAGAACTTTGTGGAGCGAAGAACTACGCACAATCACTAATACAATTCGCACCAAAACATAAGTTTATGTTTATCTTGCAGTTTACGTTAAAGAAAGAATACTCAGATTACAAAGACATTCTCCAACATATGGCTTTTGTTGTTAAAAATACTGGTCGTCCTAACGTTAACGTCGAACACGAAGAAGTTAATTTCTATAATTTTTGGTCGCGTGTTCCAAAAAGAACGGTATATGAACCAATAACTATGCGCTTTCATGACGACATAAAGAACAATGCGCACATGTTTTATTATGCATATTTAGACGCCATTAGTCCAATTTCTCGGTTGGGTGGTCTGGAAACCGGCGCCATGATTAACCATGAAATGTTAGAAGATAGTGGTTTGCTTGGTAGTCGCAGAGACCTAAATAGCTCTGCAAGTCTTGGTGCATTGGAGGGTAACAACACCTCTATAATAGATGAACTCCGCGTCTTCCATTTATTTGATTATGGTAGATTTATGACGGCGTATAATTATAAAAATCCAAAAATACTTTCGATGAATCTTGATGATGTTGACATGGCAGAAGGCGCAACTGGCAACGAAGTAGAATTTCAATTTGCATATGATGCACTAAATATTACACCTGTTATTGCTGTTCAGGCAGAAATAACTAAACTTCGTGAACTTTCTGGTGAAGCTTTCGCCTCAAACGATGGCTATATCAATCCAGTATTCCAAGTAGGAGCATCTGCTGCCGACGCTGGTGGTACTACTGGGGCAGTACCACCAGTTACAGAAGAACAAAGTCTTGTTGATAAGCTGTCAACTTTCGCCACAGGGGTGGCAGCCACTGCCCAAAATGCAGTGGCTGGTGTATTATCAGACACCGATGCAGCTCTTTTGGATGTGCAGCGTAACGTTACGGTAGGGGCAATATCAGGCGCACAAGCGGCAGCCACACCAATAGCAACTCCAATAGCAACTCCATTGATAGACCCAGTGAAACAAACCACAGGAAAAATATATACGCCTTCTACTGGTTGGCGTGATACCCTTCCTAATGGGTTTAAATAACGAATGGGTAATGTAAGGTTAACATAATGAGAACGGAAGGGCACAGTAAGGGTAAATTTACACCACGCTATCCAGAGAAGTATGTTGGTAACATTAACAAGATTATCTATCGTTCTTCGTGGGAGTTGGATTTCATGAAGTTCCTTGATAATAATACAGAAGTTATTAAATGGGGGTCTGAATGTATAGCTATCAAATATATCAAACCAACCACTGGTAGGGTTCACAAATACTACCCCGATTTTTACGTAGAGTACTATAACAGTAAAGGAAAAATAGTACAAGACCTTGTTGAAGTAAAGCCGGAAAAGCAAATCAAGAAGCCCACGATACGCGGCAAATCTAAAAAAACTCAACTATACGAAGCCCTTACTTGGTCAGTTAATATGGCGAAGTGGCGCGAGGCAGAACTTTTCTGTCATAAATACGGCTTTAATTGGAAAATCATTTCCGAAAAAGGGATATTTCGATGAGCATACAACGAACAGAAATTGAAACATTAATAGAACACCCATTAGAAGAGACTTTTGATATTGCACCGTGCACTACCATTTCAACGAAGACTGAGCGTAGTACCGAACTTGCAGTAACAGAACAGTACGACGAAAAGGATGAAGAAATTGAAGGTCAGTTTCAAGAAATATACGATGCTGCCATGGGCGCGTTCGAAGACCAATGCGCAGAAGCAGAAGTCGTTGAAGGAAAATATAAAGCACGGAACATGGAAGTAGCCACACAATTATTAAACGCTGCCCTTCATGCCGCCAAAGAAAAAGCCAATCAGAAAAAAGAAAAAGATAGAAATGACATCGCAAGAAATAAGGTTACAAGAAAGGTAACTAACAATAATGTGTTCATGGGTAGTCATCAGGAACTATTGGACGCCGCCGCATCAGGACTTATCATAGACCCAGACGAATAGATTGGTAACCTAATAAATTTGTGTGGTAAATACACCTATGAATATAGAAGATAAATTATACAAATTACGGTTATTGCAGGAACAGGTAGTGTCATCACAAGACCCAGTACATTACTTGGCTAATCATGCACGCATCCCCTCAATAGGACTCGGCAAGCACTTTGAACTATACGAACACCAAAAAGAGTATATGTCGGCACTAACAAGCGATAGGTTTGTAATATGTAAAGGTGACCGTCAAACAGGATTATCAATTTCCACACTAATGTATATTTTCTGGTATGCAATGCATCATGAAAATAAAAATATCTTTATACTATCAAACACAAGTTATGGCGCAGAAGATAGCTTAAATAAAATTCGCTTTGCATACGAAAACCTACCAGTCTCACTTCGCAACGGAATTGAATATGCAGAGAATCGTAAAAGTAAATGTCGTTTTGCAAATGGTACACGCATCATCGCTACTTCCAATCCACACGCCATGCGCGGCGCTACGCTGGACTTAGTACACGTAGATAATTTTGAATTGATAAAACCTTATACACAAGATGAACTTTGGATGAGTATGGTACCTGCTATTTTGTCTAACAAGGAAAGCAAAATTATTATAACATCATCTTCTGCTGGAGCTGGTACAAAATTATTCAACAGATTATTCAGGGAAGGCGCGGTAGGAAAAAATAGGTTTACCCCGATAACATTAAGACTTCCTGATATGTTAATCCCAACTAACGACTTAACAGGACTTGAATTAAACATTTAATTTAAGCCAGTATCAAGGATGATATCATGGCAAGAAAACAAAACGAACGATTAAGAACAGCACACGCTCGTGTTGAATACACACAAGAACAAATAAAGGAAGTTATTCGTTGTAGTCAAGACCCTGTCTACTTCATAAGAAATTATGTGTATGTCCAGCATGCTACGAAGGGTAAAACCAAATTCAAGCTTTACGATTATCAAGAAAAGATGATTCGTACTTATCAAAGTAATCGCTACACCGTAGTGTTATCTGCACGACAAACTGGCAAATCAATAACATCAGCAGCATATCTTTTATGGTTTGCTATGTTCAATCAAGATAAAACAATATTGATAGCTGCCAATAAGAATGATAACGCAATGGAAATGATTTTACGTATTCGTTACGCATACGAAGAACTTCCATTCTGGTTAAAAGCTGGTGTTAAGGACGATGGTTGGAATAAACACGAAATTGGTTTTGATAATGGGTCGCGTATAGTATCTACCGCAACATCCGAAAACTCTGGTCGTGGTATGTCTATCTCATTGTTGTTCCTAGACGAATTTGCATTCGTTAAGCCAAATATACAAGACGAATTTTGGACATCTATCGCCCCTACCCTTTCTACTGGGGGTTCATGCATCATGACCTCGACGCCTAACGGAGACCTAAATATTTACGCACAAACATGGCGTGGGGCTAAACAAGACTCGCCCGGTGATGGACTACCCGGAAATAATGGTTACGCACCAATATATGTTGCATGGGACCAAGCCCCCGGTCGCGACGAAGAATTTAAACGCGAACAAATTGCTAAGATTGGTGAACGGCGTTGGCGTCAAGAGTACGAATGTGAATTCTTATCATCTGATACTCAATTGATTGATTCGATTTATTTGGCAAACTTAACAAGACAATTGGAAGGTGTTAGACCAATCTTTGATTTGCATGGCGTTGAATTTTATGAACCAATCAATCCAACTAGTACATATTTAGTCGGTACTGACCCAGCATCAGGCAATGGCGAAGATTATAGTGTAATTAATATTTTTGAATTCCCTTCGTTGAAACAAGTGGGAGAATATCGTTGTAATACGATGTCAACAAGTAAGCTATACGAAGTTATGAAAAATATTCTCCGTTATCTCGAAGAACGTGCAGAAACTGTTTTCTTTTCTATTGAAAATAATGGCGTTGGCGCCGGGCTTATTGCACTATATGAATCTGACGACGACCCCGTAGTGTCTGCTGAATTCATATCAGAAACGGGCAAGGATAAATTGGGGTTTGTGACCACCGCAAAAAGCAAGATGCAGAACTGTGTTACCCTTAAAGAACTTTTAGAAAAGGCACACATGACAATTAAGTCACAACATTTATTGACTGAATTGAAGTCATATGTGCGTTCAAAAGGCGCATACGCCGCGCAGACAGGAGCAACAGACGATTCTATATCATCAATCCTTATCATCATTCGTATTATGGAGGAAATTTCCACATACGAACAGTCAGCTTATGATAAGTTATATTCCGCTAATGTTGATGAATGGTCAGCCGAAGATTGGGATGGGTATGAAGGTGGGTATGACGAAAATGACGATGCATTACCAATGTCATTTTAGGACTTGACATTTAGGTTATAATCATATATACTCCCACATATGAAAGACTTAAAATCAGAATTTATAACATGGTTCCATAACGAATTTGCTGCATCTGATATGTGGCACGCTATGTCCAATGTATCAGAAAACTCCCCATGGCACCGCGAAGAAACGGTGGCTATCCACACTCGCATGGTTACCGCACAGTACTTAACACTCGTAGAAAATGACGAATGGTCACAGGTTGACCTTTGTGGCGCCTTCGCTTGCGCCTTCCACGACGTAGGTAAGCCAGCCGCACGGACGGAAGCATACAAGCCAGAACGTGGTGTATACTACCGTTACGGCGGTCATGAGCTTATTTCAGCTCGTATGTGGGAAACATGGGCATCCGATAATTGGGTTATGCTCGAACGTCGTTTTGGGTTCACCGCCCTTGACATATACCGCACTGGATGGATGGTTGAATATCACCTACCGTGGGATATTGCGAAAGCTGACAAACGTGCAGCTCTGGCGTTAACAGCACTCAATACGTTGTATGGTCCAGAAACTTTCATTAACGTACTTAAGGCTGACACATGGGGTAGAATATCCGACGACGCCACAGAAAAGTGTATCAAGGTAAATGCTTGGTGTAATGAATTTACACAATTTTGTGACGAAGTAGAATCTGGCGACTTCGATGAAGATGCGCCCAAGTTGTTTATGTTAATTGGTGCATCTGGTTCGGGTAAGTCGTCTTGGTTTAACTTAATTGGCACTTCCAGTAACATGGAACATTTTTCATTAGACCGTTTCCGCCACGAGTGGTACGACCCAAATGACTATAAAAAGGCATTTGAACAAGCTTGTGCAGATACGGGCTTTATGAATAAGGCTAATTCGGAATATACTAATATGCTGAAAACTGGCAATGACGTTGTTGTAGATAACACGAATACTTCTAAGAAGCGTCGTGCCCACTACATCCGTCAAGCAAAGCAAGCTGGGTACTACACTGTGGGTGTTATTTTCCCTGTTTCCCTGAAAGATGTTATTCAACGGCAGGCAACACGGGAAGATAAGAATGTGCCAGAAGATGCGGTAACACGCCAGTACAACTCACTGGCATTGCCATCGTATGGTGAATTTGACTCTGTTTACGTTGTAGATAGCAACCTTAAAAAATAAAGCTCGATTAGGGCTTTATTTTTTCCATGGATAAATACACCATGGAACAAAAAACTCAAATAATACGCGGCAAACGAATCAACGACCAGTTAGCAGAATTGATTATGGAACGGTCAACGGTTAATAAACTTGACCAAAACACAGATGGCTTTTTGCCAGTCAGTGCGAAACGCCAGCATGCTACCCAACCAATATCTATCACGCAGATGAAAATGTTGCCATATGTTGGTACCAAGACTTTGAGCGTTGATGCACTTGCTCACTCCCCCAACACAAAAGACCCTAAGTATCGTTCTCCACAAGATAAAGCATTCACGGACTACAATACAAAGATAATCTTCAATCAGGTGGAATTTGAGCCAGAAAGCACAGAAACAAATGTTACGTTTGTTGGTAAAGATGGCAATGAATATAATATGATACCAATAGAACTTGCGAAGAACACCGTTCGTGTGAACTGCAATTGTTTGGATTTTTATTGGAGATTTAAATCGTACAACGCAAAAGACCAAAGTTTGGCGGGGCGTGCACCACCACCATACAAGCCAGTTTCCAATCGTGGTCCGTCAAATATTAAGCGTGTTCCGGGTTTGTGTAAACATTTATTGCAGACTATTGAAGCTTTGAAACAGAGTGGAATAATTACTTAATGCACCGTTTTGTTTAACGGTGTCGTAGTTACTTTTCTGTTTTCTGAATCTTCGTCTTCTTTTTTCAACGCGTCCTTTATTTTATCTTCCTTACTACTATCAACTTCTACAATCTTACCATCACGAAAAACTCGTTTGACACCAGCAGTTGTTTGTCGAGGTACTTCCACCTTTTCTTCTGTTTTTAATGTAAGGATTTCCTTTACCTTTTTGTCTTTTTCTTGACGCAAGTTTTCTTTTATAACCGCTTTTGGACTACCTGCCTTTTTCGCTCCAAGTCCAGTAACTGATTTGATAAGGTTCGCCGCCGCTTCTTTTGCTGAAAACACTCCCTGCTTTTTTGTGCCTTCGGTGAAGATGACTTCGTTTGGTATATCTTCTACAATGATAGGTTCTACTTTAACAACCGTCGATGTTTCTACACCAACGTCTTCTGCAACTTTCTTTTCTTCGGCAGCCTTCTTATCATCAAGTTTTTTGCTGACTTCTTCTTTAGCTTTATTGATGATTCTAGTTATATTATCATCGAGGGTTTCTTTTTTCTCTTTAGCATCCTGCTTATTGTCATCAAACTTTTTATGAACTTCCTCTTTAGCCTTTTCGATAGTTTTGAGAATCGTTGAATTAAGTCCATCGACTTTTTTTACATCGGCAACTTTTTTTGGCAACAAATTATCTAACATTTCTTCGCTGTTTTTGACACTGAGCGGTGCAGGCTTCCCTGTTAGTGCGCGTTTTGGTTTCAGTGTGGATTTGACAACAGCCTTCTCACCAGCAGTTTTCTTCATGGTGCTTGGGGCTATTGTTGTATTGATTGGTTGTGATGCTTTCACACTAGATGCACTAAGGATGTTAACAGAGCCGGTTATACCCTTAAAGGCATAACCATCCACGATAACACTAATGTAATATGGGTATGATGCCGTTTCTAATATTTTCAACGCAGGGATTTCTACGGACCAAGTCTTTTTCGATATCTTCTTAGAATCAAATCCTAACTCGATACCATCGCCTTCTATTATAAATCTAACTTCCATATCTGATTCATCAACACCCGTTATTTCGATGTCAAATTCCAAGACGTTCTTTTTGTCGTTAGAAATGTTTACTGGTTTGTCCATTGTATTATCCATGATGTGTATTTATTTTTTCTTTCTAAAGTTGGTGATATTAATACGAATTCCACGCATAACACGTTTAACACCAGTCACCGCAAATTTGTAATATTTCATAGACACATTAACAATATTAAGAACTTTAATCAAAATTTCCGCACGTTTTATGGGAATTAAATATGTTCTTTCCAATGTCTTGTCGCCGAACCTCATTTTCAATACAACTTCCTTCTTCGCCTTGAATACTTTTGCGGGGTCATAATGGTCTTTGACTGGCTGGAATACATCCCATGCACTGTCAAATTTATTCCACGCTCGCCCCGGATATGGTCCACCACCTGCGGCTGGTGGTGGTGTTACTTCCTTACAATATAACGAAAAGTGTGTGGTGATTATCCCATCACAAGCACGCTGGTTGATGCCAAGCCCACCAGTAATTATCTTTTGTCCACCTATTCCTATGGACATACTGGTTTACCATCAGTAGCAGATATTGGTTTTCTTTCACATACTGATGCAGTAGAAGGTGTACCATTTTGGTCAAGAAGCCTAAACACACGCAATACCGTAGTACAATCATCGTCATATATGGTAAGGGTCTTGGCAGCATCATCAATTTTTGTTCTGTTGGTATCAAATTTAAGCAATAGCGATATTAAATCGGTTATATCAGAAACGTCCAACGAAAGTGTCGTGGTGTCTGATTTAATTTGTGCTAATGTTAAGCCAGTAGAACCAGCAGCAATATGCTCCGAAATTTGTTCATCCCAAACCCCATTGATAATAGTTTCTTCTATTGGGTCAATTTCGCCAGTTTGGTATCGGTCGGTATCACTTAATGAAGCAGAGCCGTCTGTTCTGATTAGATATTTTTTGGTAGGGTCATAACCGATAGAATCCGTAAAAAGAAATGTATAAAACCCATCACTAGATGGCGGCGACCCCGAATCGAAGATTTCTGTCATCGCCCCGTCGATTGGTAGTCCAGTTCCACTTGATAAACCTACGATAAGGGTATATGTAGACCCATCCACTTCCCAAATTCTAATAGTTGGCGATAAACCACTGGTAGGAATGCCTCCAGAAGTAAATAAACTGTTGATTTCGATTTGTGCCATCTACCATTTTCCTCAATATTATTATGTATCTTATCTATTTATCACTAAATATATCAAGCCATAAATATAAGATATACTTCAAGGAACCACGAATATGAATGAAATACCTTTAATTAAAACCCTCAACACCAAATTGCACGAAAAAGAAGCCGAAAAGAGTTCCCCCTTGGCACCCGGCATCCAATATCAGCAGTATGAATTGAATGTGGATGGGAAGACATCCACCGTCAATATACCACTTCGCGAAGCAGTCAGATTTGAATCCTATATAGTTGAAACGAACGGCTCAGTAACCAGAAAGATGTTGAAGTCGCTTTTGCGTGAATTTCGTGGAATTCGCGGATAATATAAAATAATATGGCTTTTGTATTAACAAGACCAGTCACCGCAGGCTCAGGTAGTAGCGGCATTTCAGGCTTGGC